AGCTTTTTTCTTATATCCTGCCATTTCCCACTCTTTAGTTTGAGTTGGTTGAATAAAGTGCCTCTTGTGACCATCCATATATTCCTTACTCTCCTCACTTTTAGTACCAGTCACCTGTTGTTTAAAAAATGTCTTACGAAAGCCACACTCTTCACATTCTTCATGAGTACGACCTGCGTCATCATCAATTATATTAAAGTTATGACCAATAATATCACATTTCATACTATTTTATTTTACTCCAAAAGTCTTTCTCTTCTGCAATTTTTACATCTTCAACAGATGGAGTTGTTAATAATTCTGACTTATTTTGTGTCTTTTTAACCAATCTAACAGCCTTGTGTGACAATTTAAACTGAATTGCACCCATTACATAGCCTAGAAAAAACGATAAAACGACTAAAAATGCACCAAACATATTATTTATCAGGAGTTATTATTTCAGATTCTTTCTTTTTATTAGGAACAACCACAATTTGATCCGGCTGAGGAACTGTAACCAACCCAACATCATATTCTTTACATAAAGTATCCAACTTCCCTTTGAATTCCTCGATTTTTTTAACAGTTTTCTCATCGTACATACAAATTTATTTATTTCTAATTGATTAAAATGCTCACACTCTCCCCTACATTCCCCATCGAACAACACCTCCCCACAAGTTGTACATATTATTATAAGCATATTTTATTAGTGACGAGAAGATTTTTTGCCAATCATCAGCGTGAGGTTTTTAGTTCTCGTCAACGCCTTTTAGTAGAACCCCTTAGAAATTCTAGTAAATAAGCCTATAAATTTAAACCTTCCCATCACTAATAAAATAAAAAAGACGTACTTAAAGAACGCCTTCACAATAACTTTTAAATTGATAATATAGATCCATACTCCTTGGTTATATTATAATTATACTAAAAAAAGAAAAGCTTGTCAAGCTTTTCTCCTTAAATTACGCAGTTTTAGCTAAATTCTAACAGTACAATGATCACAAATGCTAATATAATCACCATCATCATTCTCAACATCTTTCATTAGTTCAGTACATTCCCACTGCCCACAACATCTACATTTGACCTGATCACCACGAAGTTCAGCCATCAAATCTTCTGCGAACAGTTTTTCAATTAACATATTTTTTAATTGTCCCATATATTTATTTGTTAAGAGTTATTTTTTCAATAACATAATTCTGTCCAGACTCAACTTCATCACAATAATCACCATCATCCCACTTTTGATTAGCTTTTGTTAAGCTTTCAGCTTCAATGTCAACATAACCATCACCATCAAAGCTATAATGTATTCTAAATTTTTTCATATATTTATTAATCTTCATCACCATAATCGACATAATCTTCTAAACCGAGCTCTTGAGCTAACAAGATTTCATCTTCAGAAAGTTCCATATCGTATATAGTGGCTAAATAATTATTCATATTATTCCATTATCTCAGTTCCACTAAGTGGATAAATTACATATGAACCATCATCACTATTGCCAACGACCTCTAAACCCTCAAATATCATATTCCACTCCTCATCACACGCAATATGAATCTTCTTATTGTCCGGCAACTGTTTTAAAATTGCCTTAAGTTGTTTTACCAACATATATTTTCCCTTCTAGATCAATTATCCAGGTGCAGACAAATGACCCTTATTTAATTATATTTGTATTGTAGCAGACTACAATAGGGTTGTCAAGCAAGTTGTCCACAACAATTAAAGATTTAAAGATTTAAAGATTTTCGGGGGGTACATATGTTTATTTTCCCTATAATAGGTTCAAAAACACGTAGTGTAGATATAGCCACCTGTGAAATCTTTAAATCTTTAAATCTTTAATCACATAATTGCACTAAAATACACAATCATAATAGTAGGAATATATTGCACTCCACAGTTATACACACCCATTTGTTTGACCACATTTCTGAAAAATGGTATAATTCTATCAGATGCAAACTAATACCACATATGCGACAATATTATAATCAAAAAGCAGTAAAAGAGAGCGAAAGGGTGACCTTAGCAACATGGGTATGTGGTAATTCCCTTGTATCTTCTCTTTTACTGCTTTTTTAATATAAGCCTATGGATCTAGAAAAACTTCCAAAATATGCACAGGACATACTTAACAAGTATTTGATCCCGTTAAGTTCAAACACACCACCAGAACTATTACTGGCAGTTCTTAATGTATATTGTTCCAGAATTCTTCTACATAACAGAACAATGATACAACCATTAGATGAAGATCTATTGTATCCAAGTTTATATGTGATAATATTTGCTGAATCTGGAGTCGGAAAGAATAGAACTGTAAACTTTATAAAGAAGTGTTATGGAGAAGTTGAAGGATACCATATAGAAGAATATGAAAGGCTTAGAGAAGAGGTGGTAGAAAGATTATATATAAAAGCAGAGAAGTTAAGTCAAAAAGCGGTGGATGAAAACAGAAGGGACAAGCAGTGGAGTAAAACAGAAAAAAATGCATACGTAGAAAGATATATGCCTAGAACAGTAACAGAAGAGTTTAGCAATGGTACACCAGAGGGGCTTGTGGATATGAGATTAGCATTTTTTAATCTTAAAAAAGATAAAACCGGGATAGGTTCAGTTCATTTTGAGAATGATGAAATACTAGATTGGATTAAAACCTCTTCATCATCATCCCAAACAGATATAAAAGAACTATTAAAAGCAGTAGCAGAAGACGGAGATAATGGGACAAAACTTATCAAAGGAGAGAAAGAAATAGTCCCAGTTAAGAATGTACCACAAACACTACTTGCTTTCAGCTCAATAGCAAAACTATTGGAAAATGGTAAAGCTAACGCACAACTAGAAGAGTTTTTAGAAAGAGGGTTAGGAAGACGCTCAATGTTGTGTTACCCAGATGAAAAATACCAATCTAAAAAGAAAACATATAATGAACATAAAGAACAAAAAAAAGAAGCTAGAAAATATGTAGCAACACTAGAAGACATCTTTGAAAGACTACATACATATACCATACGAGAATTAGTCCCGGATGAGGAAGAGAAATATAATAAAAAAATAGTAGCTACAAATGAGAAATTAGATAGACACATATTTGATTATCAACAAGAGTGTTTTGAAAGATCGGCACAAATGAATGATGTAAATAGAGGAATATTTGGTGGAGTAATAAATGGTCACCCTCGCAAGTCATTAAGATTGGCAGGAGTTATAACAACAGTAAAGGCTGTATTAGCACAAAAGAAAGAATTTATAATGACTATTGAAGACTATGAAGAAGCAAGATATCAGATAGAATTTTATTTTGATCAATACTTTAAGTTTTATAATAGAACTGGAACAACAGATGTTGAACATTTATACAACTACATAATTGAAAACCAGGGTAAGGATAGAATTCATAAAGGGGATGTTAGAAAACAAAAATTTGCTAGAAATAAAGGTAGTTATTTAACAAAGTGGTTGGATGAAGTATTTGATGGAGAATTAGAAGAATATTGTTACACAAAGAAAAAGGTTGTACTACCAATACTAGAAGGAAGCTCAAAATACCCTCATTATCGTATAGAAGACGTTGTAGAGGTAGAAAACAGTATAGAGGTATCAGATATCCCAAAAGCATTGTTTAGCACGTCAGATTCAACAAATGGTGAGCACCCGTTTGATGGGTTTGAGAAGAAAGAGGTAGCCTTTAAAGATATACCAGAAATGGTGCAAAAATCAGCTTATACCACTCATTGGTTTAAGAATAACCACAGATCAAAAGAGAACACACAATTCTATGGGAACTTGTTAATAATAGATATAGATAATGATGGAGAGGAGAAATTATATATAGAACAAGCAAATGAAATGGTAAAAGATTATAGAGCAATAGTCATCCCATCACAAAATCATCAAAAAGAGAAGGGTGAACATGGAGTCCAGGATAGATACAGAATAATATTACTTTGTGATTCAGTTATTGAACCAGAGAATGATTATAAACACGTAATGAATAAATGTATAGAGTCGCTTGGCTTAAAAGGGTATGAAGATACAAGCGTTACAACAGATAAATCACGTTATTTAAAAAGATCACCAAAAGGATGTAAATACACACTACACGAAGGTAATAAATTATTTAGCTGGAAAGGATTTGATAAACCACAGAATATACCAAAAAAATATGTACCAACAAAAGAAGTTGAAGAAATAGGCAGTATTAGAGAAATACCACTATCATATTTAATGGAAGAAGTTGGTGCTAAATTCAATAAGAAAACTGGTAATAATCTTTTCTATTATTGTCCATTTCATGGTGGATCTGGAACATCATTAAGAGTAAATGAAACAAAGAATTTATTCTTGTGCACTCAGTGTACACCTAACCCAGGATACGAAACACTTGGTGGAACTCCAGTAGACTTGATAATGAAATGGAAGGGTGTAGAATGTGGCAAGGCAATAAAAATGTTAAAAAATTACTTACTGACTAATTCATTAAAATAAAATATATGGAAAAAATAAGAAAAATGTTTGGTGACTCATTAGTAGACGAATGGGGAGAGCAATTACTATGTCCAGTTTGTAGTGATTATTATACACATATTGAGAAAGTAGAGCATTACCCCGATCATGATGATTATTATTGTAAAAATATCCCATCTATTGACTGGGAGGGCAGAGGAGAGGCTGTGGTATTACATTTTTATTGCGAAAGCAACCACAAATGGGCGATAAGATTTGGTTTCCACAAAGGAAATATTTATGTAAAAAAGATAATAGAAAAATAATATGAAAAAAATACAACACTGGGGGCAAGTATGTATTAAATGCAAAGACAAAGGAGATAAAGGATTCTTATCATATTACAAGATAAAGTTCTTCCCGAACCCTCTATACGATGAAAGTGATAAAAGCACTAAAGGCAGGAATATGCCAAAGTACTCATTCCACTTATCAGAGTACTGCTTGAACTGTAATAGATACAAAAAACATAGATCGCAAAAATCAACATTAATGGACTCATTAAAGGACTCAATCTTATCCACAGAATAGATTTGACCAGTGTATTGCTATGTGGTACAATAGTATCAGATATAGAGGTACACTTTGTCAGTAGGTTGACAATATATTGCCTCCTCTTATATATTGTTATCAGGTGTAACTAACTACCTACTGACAAAGCGTGACTCTATGTCACCGAACTCGCGTACTCGCCGGTGCGTAAGCGTAAAAATAAGCTATAACATCCATCACGGATCAAACTTGCAATCTTTGATTGGAGTGGATAACTCATTAGCTAAAGCGTTACAAACCGGCGGTACGCAGGTTCAAAAATGCCTGTACATTAACAACTAAATATATGTCAAAAGCAAATAAGGCAGAAGCCAATTCAAGCACAAACACAGATTCAATTTTAGATAAAGGCAGTCGTGTCAAATTTGAATATCAAGGGTGGAAAACTATCGGTGACCACGTTATTGGATGCTATGTAGGGAAGTACAAAAATACTCCAAGCAAATATAATCCAAACAACATTGAGGTAGAAAATTATGTTCTACTCCAAGAACCAGATGGTGAAATAAAAGTAGTAGCTGGTAGGCAGCCAAAATCCAAAACAGATGGCACTAAAGTCTTCTGGGATATGGCAAAAATTCCTCTAGGTGCTCGTGTCGCTTTCATCTATGAAGAAGATAGAGAAAACGAAACTGCAAATCCAACTAAGATAATCGCAATAGGATACGAGGGTCAGGTTGATAAAGAAAAATATCTAAACTTCAAAGCTAAATATAACTTATCAGAGTTAGTTGATGAAGATGAAGAAGCTCCAGAGGAAGAAGAAGTATTAGAACCAGAGGTTGTAGAAGAAATATAAAATCTAAGCACTAATTTAAAACGTACAGGCATTTAAAGTGCTTAATAAATAAACATATGGACTCAATATTAAACAAAAAAAATAGGGTTAAGAGAGATTATTCTAAACTCCCACCAGTTCGGAAAGACTGTCAATCGTGTTTTGAGGAATACGAAACTGTAGTCAGATGGAGTAAAAGATGTCCAAAGTGTAAGAAAAATAACTCTCCTTATCGCAAACAAATAGTTAATAAAGATTTAAAGTCACCATTTTAAACATATGAAAATATTAGCAGAACAAACATTCCACCTTGGGAACAAAGATCAATGGGATAAAACCATAAAGTTTTCAAGATACGCAGCTAAAGTAGAATTACTAATTTTGGAACACAAAACAGACGGAGATGCACAACTAATAAGATTTAATGAAGAAGAAATAAAAGATCTAAAAAATATCCTAGAGAACACTAATTATATATTTAACCAAGATAAATATGGAGATAACAAAACAAATAGAGATAATTACCCAGGGTGTCAAGGAATGTAAGGAGATAAAAATACCAACGATCAAATCAAACAAAGACTACAAAAGAGCATCTGACTCAGTGAAGTTTATAAATGATAAGCTAAAGTACGCTGAATCAGAACGTAAGAAAATGGTAGCACCGCTAGTAAAAGAAAAGAAAGAAATAGACTCAGCATTCAAACCATTAACAGTTCCAATGAAAAGTTTGATGACAAACATCAAAGGATCAATGCTGAACTATATGAAGAAGAAAGAACTAGAACAAGCCAAATATGAGCAGAAAAAGATAGAAGAAACTCCGGATGAACATACATTGGTAGTGGATGATAAGGTTAGAAAGATAAAAGACAGTGAGTTTAGTAGCAATACTAAAAAGACAATTATTAAGTATAAGATAAAGGACAAGCAACTAGAAAATGTAATTACAATTAAACAACAACTGATGAAAGAATACTTGTTAGCAGGTAACCCATTGCCTGACTACATAGAAACCTACACTGAAGAATCAATAGTTGTAAGAACAAAATAATATGCAAACATTACTAATAGTAGTATGCGTACTGTCCGGAGTTCTACTTGGGATAGCACTATACGATATGTTAAAACAAGATATATGGAACAAGAAAAATTAAAATATATACAACCAGGAGATTATCTTGTAAGACAATTAAAGAAAAGAAAACAAAGAGTAAGAGTTCTTGGTGTCCAGGATGAATTAATATTCGTAAGCAGATGTAATGATTTTGATAAATCAGGAGATGCACTAACACAAAAAGATATATTGACAGGAAAATGGAAGTGGATTATTAGCTTGAAAATGGATATGTTAAGAGTAAGAGCTAATAATGAAGGTAAAATAGAAGAAACACTTATGCCGACCGATGAAGATAAGAAGAAAAAATACTATGGTAAAAGACTTATGGAATTAGTAAAACAATATAATGAACAAAATGATCCAAATAACTATAAACAATAAAATATATATCAAGGGAATGAGTACGGATAGACAGAAGAATTTTAAGAAATTACTGACACTTGATAACCCGGTATTTCATACAATGAAAGCTATGAAGAAATCGGTGTGGGGAATACAAAGATATTTTAAGTATTATAGTACATTAGGTAATGATTTAGTGATTCCACGTGGAATGTTGACTAGGTTGATGCATTTTCTGCATAGGTACGATGTAAAATACACACTAAATGATCAAAGAAATGTAAAGAAACTTGATACTGACTTACCGGAATTTAAACTACGAGATTATCAGCAGAAAATATGTGATAAGTTATTCCCGGAAGATGATGAACCACAAGAGGGGATGATAGTGATGACTACCGGATCAGGCAAAACAGTAATGGCGGCTGAAATAGTACGTAGACTAGGACTCAAAGCCACGATACTAGTGTCAAAACAGACCTTGTTACACCAGTTTGCGAGTGAGTTTAAACGATTTGTGAACTATGATGTAGGTAAAATGTATAGCAAAGAAAAGACAATGAAAGATATAACAGTTGCAACCTGGGGAATACTAAGAAACAAAGAACGATTAGAAGAACTGATTCAGCAGACAAGCGTACTAATAATAGATGAAGCACAAGATGTAGCATCTCCAAAAAGAAAAGAGATAATACAAAGTTTCAATCCAAAGTATATGTATGGGCTGACAGCAACTCCATTAAGGACAGATGGGCAAACGCAAGGGATATTCTTCCTGGTAGGATCAGAAATAGAAGATTATAAAGGTAAGCAGATGAAACCAAAAGTGGAGATCTGGCATACAAAAGAAGATATACCAGTTAGACCAGAATACCACGAAATGATAGATGAAATGATAGAGAATGATGGTCGTAATACCCTGATAACATACATAGCAATGGAAGAAATATCTAAAGGTCGTAAAGTATTAGTCTTAACAAAACGAATAGAACACTACGAAAAGATACATAAGAAACTCCCGGACAGTGATATGATATATGCAATGGACAGTAGTTCTCCGGATAGAGATTGGTTGTTGGGCGGTATGAAAAATGGGTTAGTAGATTTTAATTGTATACTCGGCACTACTGCATTACTAAGTTGCGGTGTAGATATCCCGAGCCTGGATACAGTAATAATTGCCTGTGATATGCGATCGCCAGTATTAACAATACAATCTGTAGGTCGTATAAGAAGATTATTTGAGGGCAAAGCTGAACCAAAAGTGATAGATTTACACGACTCAAGGAATTATAAGTTAAATAAACAAGCAAAGGAGAGGTTAAAATTATATAGAAAAAAAGAGTGGGAGATTAAAGAAATAAATATAGACTATGGTCACTAGAAAAAACACTCAGGTACTTTCAATCCTGAAACATAACAAAATATCAATATATAGATTTATAAAGGAGATGGGATTCAACCCGATAAAAGATTATACCAGATGGGTACAAAGACTAGATGGTACTTTTATGATGTCAAAGTTTGAGAAAGAACTGATGGAGAAAACCTTGAAAAAAATGACAGGTAGTGAGTGCTTGGATACAGAATTAACAGCTCCAGACAAATATAGAACATTATAAAACATAACCGGGGAATTATGTTCACCGAAAAACAACTAACTGCTGCTTTTAGTAAATGGTTAAGAAAACAAAGGTGGCAGAAAAAAATGATGTATTCCTTTGGAATAGAGTTTAAGGTAAAGAGATATAAAAAAAGATTAAACTTTAGATGTGATTTTAGACCTCAACAACTACCAAGTCTACTTGAAACAAAATATGGATGTATATATAAGAAATATTCTGATATGGATATTTCCACAAAACATTACGATGCGTCACAAATATGTTTTGCTCCGGCATATGTAGCGTGTTTGTGGTATAGGGAGCGTAAGCCAAAGATTTTATATCTAATGGACATAGATGACGTATATGGAATAATGGATACTCAAAAATCTATGACCGAGGATCAAGCAAAAGAAATATCAGAAATAACAATAAAATTATGAAAATAAATCCACCACCAATCAAACCAATATTTAAATCACACTGTTGTAAGGCAGGAGTAGATGTAGCAGGAGATGTTACAAAATATTATGTATGTAGTAATTGTTTACAACCTTGTGATGCTATTGCAAAGATGTCTTATTCAAACAACCCTAAACATTTTGAAAATAAACTTAAAAGAAATTCTAAAAAACCCTTTGATCAACACTGCAACTGCAGAGGATTGAGAAAGATGTGGTGTTGGCTAACTAGAGAAAGGTAACCTCTTATAGGTGTATAGTTCATAGTAAACTATATACTATACAGGAGAGTACAATGATTAGATTCATCGTTTGGCTCTGGAGTGTTTTCAAAGAAGTTGAACACGAAACCCCCGTTGTAGCAGATGAGTGCTATGACAATCACCCGGATAACTACGAATGAGAATATTCTGGTACACGATAGTCCAGAGGACTTGTAAAACGTGTCGTGATTTTAAACTGCACGAGGTGGGGAGTTGTCCTAAAACAAATGAAACAATTTATGAATGCATTTGTTGCAGAACAAGGGTTGCAGTGAAAAGGAGCTGACAAAATGAAACAAGTAACGGAGTATTTCACACATTGTTATAAGTGTAATTGTATGGTGAAGTTCATCGTTTACATAGACTCATCAAGAGTCTTCCGGTTTGTGGTGGTGGAATGTACCAACTGTCACGATAAGGAAGAACATCAGGTGTAATAGCAGCTTTCTTGTCCGTTTACTGCTAGAACAACTAAACGGACTCCATTTTACAAAGGAGAGCGTATGGCTAAAAACACCTTCGTGTATGAGGGGCAAGAGATGAAGTACTGCTTCTGCTGTAAAACCAAGACTTGGTTTCAATTGTTTACAATCATCCGTGAGGATGAAAGTAAGCTTGGACAAGTCTGGCTCTGTTCCTGGTGTAACCGGGAACATAAAAGCCAAAACAAATAGCGACCTTGATTGGTCGCTATTCTTTTTATTTAATGGATCTTATTTCTTCTTCTGTTATTTTACCATTCTTGAAGTCTTTTATATATTTTTGAGCATCCTCTTTATCAATTGTTTTAGCTCTTAATAGTTTACCCAGATAGTTTTCTATTGGAGTGTACATCTTCCAGTCTTCGGTAGTTACCAGCTCCAGGTTAGACTTATTATTGCTTCCACCTAGTTGGAGTGGTATGGTGTGATCAAGTTTAACTTCTACTCCAGCATCTACTTCTTTTCTTATAGCCTGTGATTCAGACAGTGGCATCCTCTCCACTATAATAGCACCATTATCTGTTCTTCTTATCTTCTGTCCAGTGAATATTCTATTAAAAGCTGTAATTGGATCTGTACCAATAGCTTTAGCATAAATCAATATTTTACCAATGAATGTTTTATCGCTCTTGCTCTCCATTTCTTTCGCATCTTTTAACATCTTTCCTTTGATAGTCAAAGCACCTTTAACTTCAGCCGGAGTTAATTCAGCCAAGAGTTTTTCTCTTTCTTTAGTAGTCTTTGCTGCTTCCATTTTTTCATATGCCAATTGACTTGCTTTGTCTTTTTCAAACTTGATTATCTTATTAGCTAATTCTATTTCAGTTATTTCTCCTTTTTCTAGTTGAGCTGTCCATTCTTTCTTTTTTAACTCTCTAGCTTTTTCATAATCTATATGACCTGCGGTAAGCCCATTTTGTATAATCTTAACAAAACGAGGAGTAAGTTGCTTCTTTAACTTTACAACTCCCTTCTTCTGTCCTTTATAATATTCACCCAACCTAGAAGATTGATATTCTTCTGCTTTAATAATTGAATTCAAATTGACAATAAGATCTGTTAAGAATGTTTGTATTCTACTCTTAGCCAAAAACATAACCGGGTTAGCACCCTGCATAAGAGTAGTTAATTCTCTATAAAACTTACTGATCAACTGTCCAACAAAAGATTTGTCTTCTTCATCATTCGGTAATAATGCTTTGATTATCAATACAAAAGAAGTTATTTCAAGTATTCTATAAAATTCTAGTAATGATTGTTTTCCTTTAGTCTTATTTTTACTAAGTAAAGTTTTTAGATTATATACATTTTGTAAAACACGTTGCATTATAGGGATAGCCCATTTTTTATACTGCATTTGCATACCAGCCTCAGGTGTAGCACCAAGTATGGATACAGCACCTTCAACGTGTCTGAATCTACCCATTGATATTTTCATTTGAGCCAATCTTTTTGGATCAATGATACCTGTTTTGAATTCTTCTTTAGTCAAACTACCAAGTAAAAAATTCTTATTTGCTCGTACAGTAGCATCTCTAAAGCCAATAAACATAGCTTCCATCAATCTTTCCCCTGCATTTTTAGCAGGTTCTATCAACTCACTCCAGGGATTTCTACCTACGAACGCTGTATTCTCACTAATAATCTTTTTGCCCTGCTTAGTAAGCATCCTGTATTTACCAAGAGCATACGCTTTTTTACCAAGCATTGCATAAGTAGTTACTTGCTCACCACCCAGAGAAGCTATTTGGATTGGTATATTGATAGCTAGATCTAATACAGAAGTAAACCTTGTTAAGGCTCTTATAGCTCCTTCAATCTTACCACCTTGTTTTGCGATAAGAGTTATATGTTTACCTTTTTTTGTATTGATCCATTCTTTAACAAATTTTAATAAGTTTCCGTGTATCAATACCCCTGTTTTAGATAGTTTTTTTGGTACGATAGAGTGAGCGTATACATCAATAAGTGGAGCGATTTCATCAAGTGCTTGTTTTTTCTTTAGCGTTCTCATATAAGTTAAGAAGGCTTTGACTACATTGTCAGTCGGGATCATAGCACCTGTACGATGTAAAGCATTACCAAAGAATTTATCATAACTTAACAACTCTCCGGTAGCATCCCTGATCTGGAAGTTTTGTTCTTCAACTTTATATTTCTGTGCCAATTCTTTTATTGCTTTAATAGCACCAACTTCTTTAACTGACTCTAAGACACCTCTCCTAAGATGGGTAAAGTAGTTATCGGAACTCATACCATATTTCAATGCTTCCATTTTTACCAAATATTCAAGAGCATCAGACCATTCTTCCTGCATAAAATTAACCAGATCTGCTTCAGCTTTGGTAAGTTGCACTGTATTTTTGTTTTCAGCCTCAAACCATTTAACTATATTTTTGTGTTGTGGAATCAATTTACCAACAAAGCTAGTCTTTAGTTTTTTGGCTAACCTTAGCGTTTTTTTCTCAATATCATAGTATTCTTTTTCTTTAACAATCAATCTTTCATTGGCACTCTCAACAAATAATCTATAAATAGGGTTGGTTTCAGCAAGGACTGTATCTCCTTTCGCACGATCCAATTCTTTAGACTGTATGTTTGTTAGTTTGTCCGGAGTAGTACCAATTTCCTTTGCCATTATTTCTCTTACTTCTCTTTGGGTTCTAGCCCCACCCAGTTTTGTACGACTAACTGTTTGTAATTGTCTAGGTGATAAAAATACATCACCCTTTAAATATGGTTTTAGTGCTTCATCAAATCTTTTTAACTGACTAGTGGTTAGTTTACTAATTGGTTTTATTCCATATGCCCTTCTGATCGGATCAATATTAAGCTCTTTATCAAATATTTGTTGCATCAATTCATTTTGTGCCTGTCTTCTTTCTGCAAAATCTTCTGCCCTAGTTCTTAAATCATCAATGAAAGTCATAAAGTCTTTGTCTGACATTAGTCTTATATCTTTTCTAGTGATCTGCTTTAGTTCATCATCAGTAAGTTCAAAGAAATTCTTTATTGCATTTATAGTTGTTCTTCTTTTATCTAATATCTCTTTGGCAGTTTCAATCTTGCCAACTGCATACATTGTTTTTGTATCTTGTAATTGCTCAATCAATCCAGCGTATTCCTCATCTGTTTCAAGTAGTTTCTTTTTAACAATATTATTTACATTGGTACTTCTAGATATCTCTCCAAGTTCTAACTGATTCTCTAAATACTCAAGACCATCTTCAAACCCGGCTTCTGATGCCAATGTATCTATTTCTATATCTTTACTAAAACCCTTTAATAAAAATTGATCAAGTTCTTTTGGTGTGGCAACTACATAGTTCACAATAACTTTTCCTTTCGGATGTTTTTTGCTCTGTTTACCCCTCAAAGCTTTAGACATTAACCAACCTTTGCCCATATCATCTTTTATGGTTTTTTCTTTTCTATAATATGGATTGCTTTTTATTCCTTTCAATACCCCGGAGTTTATATCTTCTAACCTGGATATGTTTGATTCTACAGTTACATTCGCCAATGCACCAATTTCACCACGAATCGCCTTCTTCTCTATATCTCTTATTCTTTTTCTTATTTTATAAACTTGTTTTGGTGTCATTTGTTTACCAACTGCTTTCATTCCGAGTATTCCTAGTGCTGCTTTTTTTGAATTAATTGTTATATTCCCATCCTCATCTATTTCAAAACCTGCCATACCGCCATATAACTCACCAAACATCTTACCACTTGTTTTAATCTTTGGAGCTTCACCTCTTATCTTAGCTTTTACTTCTGGTGTTAGTTCAATTCCTTGTTGGGTTGTTTTCTCTACTGAGATGTCAAAGGTTTCAATAGCTTGTGAATTATTTTCTGACCATTCAAGAATATCTTTTGTAGAATATCCATCTCTTTCAAATGTCTTCATTTTAGGTACTGCCCTGAATTTACCATTTTCTAAAACCTCTATAACGATAAATTTGGTATCTGCTTCATTTACTAATTCTATCCCAACTTTTATGTTTTCAGGTGTAAGTAATTCATTATTATAAGCATTTATTTCCCATTTGGTTTTTTTACTAATAGGCAACCCCATATCCATCTTAATAACATCAGCACCTGTTAAGTCTTTAACTATATTAGCTACTTGCCTATCATAAAGATTAGAAGCCCATTCTCCACCAAAGGATAATCCTTCTCCTGATAGAGTACCTTTTGGTTTCTCCATTATCTTATCTGCTAGTCCTTTACCTAATACTTCATCTAGTTTTTTACCTTCCCAACCACCTTGTATACTAGAGTTTATTACCCCAGTTTTTGAGTCTACATTTACATCAATTTTATTACCACTCTTTTCTTTAAGTACAACCTCTTTGGCATCATATTTATTTGAAGTCCACTTTACATCATCTAACTGTGTAGCTAAATCATATCTAGCACTTGTTTGTTTACCATTTATCCAAGCAAAGTATTCAGCATTAGTATCAACTGCTTCTTTTAATGCTCTTTTTGTAGACATCTCTTGCCATTTTTTTAGGAGAGGGTTGTTTGGGATACCTTCTTTTTTAATATCATCCAATGCTTTTGTAATCGCTGATTCTTTTGTATCTCCAAAATAAACATACTCTCTGTTTGGTATTTCAATCTTCCATTCAGCCCCCTCTTTTGTGACACTTGAACCCTCTGGTAATTCTGTTAAGTTCTGCATAAACCCTTTCTCTCTACCCTCTCTAGCCCAATCACTTTGTAGTTCTTCCATGAAAGATACTTTCTTACCTTTGTATGTTCTTTCGTTCATTCTAAGATGAGAGATAACATTTGGTTCTTCCCAGTGAGAGGATTTGAAGTTGGTAGCATGTATTTCTTCTTGTCCTTTTACACTAAATAAACTTATACCTTTTTGTCTTTCTTCATAGGAAACCTTATCGTTCCAATTTTTACCATACTTTTTTGTCATCTCTTGAACATGTTTTGCGTATGGATTACTCGCTTTAACTTCTGGTGCTTTAATCAATATCTCTTTATAGTTCTTGCCATCAGGGAGTTGGTATTGGGAGTATTTAGTAGGACTTAATGCTTCCACATCATCTTCCAACATTGTTTCATCTATGGAATAATAATCATTATTAGATCTTTCAATAAAGGCTTCTGCTTCTCCAACTGAATTAAATGTATCCACAACTTCATCAGTTTGAGTATCAAAAACAGAAACATCTGGACTACCAACTGCATCACCATCTTTCATTATAGTTTCTTCTGTACCTTTCAATTCAGGTGCAAAGTCTTTGACTTCGCCACTTACTGCATTACCTTTAATGTTTTGGAATTGGTTTTTATTTACTAAATAAGTTTCACCATCTTGTAATAAAATCTTACCATCTTTCATTTCGTATGGTGTTAGTGCTTCCCCCTTTGGTATAACCTCTTTATTTCCGTGAACATCTTTAGCTACTACATCTCTCTTTAGTTGTATGTTTGGATGCTTCTTCATTATATCATCAGCAGTCATTCCCTTAGTACCTCTTAATGTTTTTGCTAGATCTTTGTCTATATCAATACTTACTTTTGATACTCCTGTTTTCTCACTGACACCAAACAAAACAGAGATGCTTTCATCACCATCTTTTATAGCTTGTGATATTCTATTATATCCATCAATAACTTCACCGCCAGATGAAACTATTGGATTCATCCCAAAAGGCTCACCTTCAAAATCTCTAATTTCTCCAGACTTTAGATATTCATTAAGATCTGGATCACCTTTTCTTAAATCATTTATGCTAACCTTTTTTGTTATATAATTTTCTTTTGCAATTCTACCAATAGTAAAATCACTAAGACCGCCCTGATCGCTACCAAGTGTCTTTGCTTCTTTAGCTACTTCTTTCCCTGTATAAGTCTTTTTAACTTTAGGACTAACAGCAGGTTTACTAGGTACTTCTCTGGTAGCTAACCCAAACTTAGGTTGTCTATAAGGTTGAAAAGGTTTGGTAGGGATAGTACCTGCTTTCTCTGGGAGCAATCCTTTCACACCCAAGAACGGTTCTTTCTCTGGATTCTTCATCCAGTTTTTAATATCACCATCAATAGCTTCCAAAACCTTTCTTTTAACTTTATCAGTCTTACTGACAGCTTCAATAAAACCATTGCGTTTGACTAGTTCTTTTTGTAAAATTCCATATTGAGTATTTAGTTTACTCATAGCTTCTGCAGTACCACCTACATCTGGATGAACTATTTTAGCAGTTCTTCTGTAAGCATCAGCTGCAACGTTTTTTGTTATAGGTTGATTCATTTGCAATCCCATTGATAACTTCGCATTCTCTACATTTCTTTGTGCAACAGGTAATTTACTTAATTGTTTCTTTACACTATTTTTTAAAACAGCTCCACCAGTGGTTAAATCCAACATACCAGAAAAAAAGGCTTGTGAAAAAGCCTGTCCCGGATGACTTTTATAATATGGATCATTTTCTATATTATATTTAAAATGGTCTATTACTGTATATATTTGTGGTTTTAATTCTCCTTTAGAATTTACACTAGGCTTTGTTAGTTTTTCATCTATGTTCACACCAAAACTCATTGCTTGTGAAAAAGTTTTAGCCACTGTTTCAGGAAATTCTACAATTGCTTTTGTTAAATACTGGACACCACGCTGTACCGGATCAATAGTTGGAGCTGCTCCTACATCATAAGGAAGAAAAGGTACTTTTGCTCTTATTTGTGGTGATGTTACATCTGGTTGAGCAGTTTGGAAGACTTTCTCTTTACCAGTAGCCGACTTAATAACTGTTGGTGGTTCATACTCTGGTAGTTGTGATGGGACAGAAATAGGCTCTTTAGATGGAGCAAACTGAATAGTAGATGATTTCGTATCCATCATTTGTGGCTCTGGAAATAGTGATTGTTTTTTGTTTCTAGCCTCTATAACTGCTGTTGGGCTTAGATCCTCAATCATCCTGGTAGCCAATTGTTTTTTTAAATCTTGGTCAACTTTTTTGTCAACACCAAGCAATCTACTTTTTAATGTATCAAAGAATCCCATAAAATTATATTATTATTTACCAATTTTCCAAGCATCTAATGCTGCTTTCTGTGCATCTGAATATGTGGTTGATTTTTTATCATATAAAAAAGCATCAGCTTTCTTAGTGTCTTTTGGATCAATTCCAGCGTTCCTCAATTTCTTTAGTTCTGTATTAGTATATTTTAATTTTTCATCAGGAGCTTTTAATGATTTCTCTCTCTTTTTAAGTCCTGTTGATCCTCCTGTTTCTTGCCACCTGCTCCACTCTGCTTCAGCAGTTGAATCTCCTTTTTCTGCTGGGACACCAAAGCTATCATAAAACCAAGCTTTAAAAGAATCAGTAAAGTTTTTTGGTTTTGTAGTCTTATTACTAGGTGCTTTATATGTTAGTCCTTTGTCTATTTTATGAGTGATGATATCAGGATTTTTTGGGTTATAAAACGCTCTATATGTATGTCCATCAGGATCTTTTATATCAGTGAAACTTAATTTAGTTTCAAGAGTTTTTCTAGTCTTTAATAAATTACGATAATCATTGTATACATTTCTAGCAGCTGCTTCTTTCTTTTCTCCTGCAGTGATTCTTGTTTTCATAGCTTCAATCACAGCAGCCTGATCTTCCTTATTAGCTTTCAAACTAACCTCAAGAGCTTTAACATTGCGTGTCACTTTAGTAAATAACTTACTTAGTGGTAATGCTTCAGCAGCACTAATTCTACCAAGTTGAGTAGCATTGACTACAAAGTCTTTTACACGATCACGCATTTCCTCTGGCACATCTTCAATTTGTTCTTCCAAGTCATCAAGCTGTGTATTCCGTGCATCTATCCTAGACTGAATAGCTGAATTAGATTGTGTTTCAATCATTGTTGCCAACTTTTTTCTTAAATCAGATTGACCATCTGCACTGCCCTTAAGTCTGTTATAGAAAGCATCTAGTAATGGATCACCACTACCGGTAGCCCCTGTGCTACCACTTGTAGCCCCTGTAGCCCCGGCAGTTCCACTAGCACCAATAGCAGGTGAAGCAGAAGAAGCAGCTCTTTTGTCAGGCATGGTTGGCTGTATCCCCGGAACTGACATACCCTGACCAGCAATAATCATATTCGGATCAGAGATCTGTGGGTTTATTTTCATTAGTTCTGCGACAGTTGTTCCGTGTTTTAAGGCTAAAGCTGACAATGTATCACCGCCCATTATAGTATATTGACCATTTTTTACAGTACCAGGAACAGCACCAGACTGTTGTGTTGTAGGTGTGTTATCAGGTATAGCCTTACCAGTAGCTCTATCTATTGTTTGACCACCTGCTGAAGTAAGCTTTGTCGGATCAAAGTTAGATGGATATTTCTTTTGTTGTTGTTGTGGGATATTGTTGATGTCAAACTTAAATGTTGCCTTCGAATCTCCAGTTGGCGAAATTTTCTTTTTAATAGAGGATTCAGATAAATTACTGGAAGCAAATTTTATAGCTGATGTCAGCTGACTAAAACCGTGATGTCTTTCACCTCTTGCAAAACCGCCCATAATATTATTAATATCCTGTCTAGAGGTATTAAACTGGTCATTACCGCTACCTTTTAAAATATCTGGTAATTTCTTTATATATTGAGGCAAAGAGGCTGAATCAACAAAAGACTCAAAATATTCTTTACCTTTACCGTAGGCATCTACAAAAGCACCTATCTTTTGATTGTGGTTCATTCTATTGAGGTTTATGCTTTTTTGTATAGATGACCTTTGTTCACTTGTTAATTGTTTAGGCATATTACTTAATAATGTTTATTAACTCAATATCAAGGTTTTTGATACTAAAGTTCTTTTTTAATATTTGTTTCAGTTTAGTTTGGGAGTTTATAATCTGAGCTTCTGTAAATTCTCTTGTGGTTTCAACAACTATATTATTCATTTCCATAGTTACTTTAAAATCTCCTGAAATATCAGACTCTTTCTTCATATTAATTGTAGGTTTGTAAATATAATACATACTAAACTTGTAATTGGATTAATAAACCATCGTTTCCATCATTTCCAGTAGTTCCTGCTACACCATCTTCTCCGCCAGAGCCACCTTTTGCACCACCAGAACCAGCTGAGCCACCATCTCCCTTTACAACAGTAATAGTTCCAGTATCTGTTAATTTAGAATAAACAAGTAATGCAACACCGCCATTTCCTCCAGCTCCGCCTCCTGCTCCTCCACCACCACCACTATCATATTGTGTAGCACCACCACCACCATTGCCACCATCTCCGCCATCTCCGCCATCTCCGCCCTTTGTAGTTATAGTTCCAGCATTGATAATTATTCTTGCATAAATTGGTAGTATCCCCCCAGTACTTCCCCCTCCACCTGCCCCACCGCCGCCTCCGCCGCCAGGTCCAGTACCAGAAAAACTATTGCCTGAACCGCCGCCGCCGCCGCCACCAGAGCCACCACTAGCTGCAGAAACTTCTAATTGTGTTAATGTTGGTAAATCATCAAATAATCTTAAACAATGAAAAGAGTTATGAGGTGTATTGAAAATAGTTCCTGAATTTGTCCCAGCTGCAGTTCCAGCACCACCTGGACCATCGTCATAAGTTGGATCTTCTCCATCTCCTCCACGCCCCCCAGCTACACCAGCAACACCATCTTCCCCAGTTATTCCTTTTGTAGAATTAGCACCTACACTAGCTCCAGGACTTCCAGGTTGTCCGTCTGGGTTACCTATTTCTGTTCCTCCCAAGCCACCATCTCCACCTGCTATCCCTACATAGCCACCAAATACTGTACCTGAAGTTAATGCTGCACCTCCTGCACCGCCAACCCCAGCATCAAAAGGATTTCCAGGTTGACCGCCATTTGTACCATTACTACCATCATTACCTGCCTGACTTATAGTTCCGTTGTTTGTTAATGTGTCTTTTACAAAAATTCTATATCCTCCTGATTTTAAAGTGTATGTATTATCTACAGTTAAATTATTATAGTACATATCTCTAGTAATAGTCGTATTAGAAGATATAGTTACATCTCCATCATCCCCATCACCATAAATATCTTGGTTAGAAATTACACTATCATTTACAACTAAATCACCATCAGTTGAATTATATTCTAAATAGTTACCAGCGTCCTTATCTCCAATAAATATCCCGTACTTATCACTAGTTTCACCACCAATACCATTCAAATTACCAACTCTTACTTCCTGAGTTATAGTTGTCCACGGACTTCCAGCGTGAGTTTGAACCTCTAAATACGGAGCATTTGTTTCTCCTGCCGTCATATATATTAAACCATCGCCTGATTGTCTATAATTAACTACAGTAGCACCTTGCAACCAAGCAGGGTTATTATCAGCTGTATAATCACCACCTCTATCACGAGTTACAGTATAAGTTGGAGCAGAGCCAATATTAGTGACCTCTAGCCATTCATCATCAGTACCATCTTTTATTCTTAAAATATCACCTACTGCAAAAGTTGTATTACCATCAATAGTTAGTGTACTAGCATCTAAAGCAGTCATATCAGTTGCCAATACATCACTATCTATTACTGCAAAATTACCACCAACAGAAGAAATAACATCTTTTTGAAAAACTGCTGTTCTTATTATTCCTCTACAAGCTATATTACCGACTTCCAGTAAATCAGGTTCAAGAGTAAATCCTGATCCATTAGTACCAGTAACATAATTAGAACTTCTTACTCTTAAATTAGCTCCATCCATTGTTAGGTAATCACCTGATGTTGGTCCTAGTCTAATTAAAGTATTTGATTGATCAATTAAGACATTAGATGCTGCATCACTTGCTCCGCTCCTCAAACCTGTTGTTGTCATAAACCAAGCACCTACACGACCAGAGGTAGCGTAAATTGATCCATCTTCATAAACAGTAAAAGGAGAAGCAGCCAAAACACCACCAGCCCATATCCTTAAATCATTTCCACCAGTAACAGCTGATGATAAACCAACAGTAGCTGCTGAATCTTGTATTGTGGTTGCAGTGATTGTCCATCCACCGATCGCACCAGAAGTAGCAGTGATTGTACCAACAGCTATAATCTCTTGGAATTCAGCTCTACCCTTACCAGTAATTTGCCAACCAGATGATCCGGATACAAAATTAGCTGAATGTAAAATAGAAGCAGCCGGGATACTATAATCAGTAGAACCACTACTTAATGGTGTATTTGTCTGTACATCACCAGCAGAAGTAATGGGAGTGCCAGTATTAGAAATAGAACTTGTATTATAAATAGCATTCCCCTCTGTTGGGATATTTTTTAATGTTGATAGTTTTGATTCTTTTATTTCAGCCATATTATGATTGATAGTCTGTTATTCCCTCGTTTGTTTCAAAGAATATATCTGCTTCTATAATAGATACACCACTAACTGATTCAATTCTTACTTCAAGTTCAAACGCTTTTATGAAATTGCCATTGCTATCCTTAAAAGCAAACTTCTTGTTATTTTGAGCTCCGTGTGTTGTAAAGCTGAAAGTTCCTAAAGTAGACCAAGCAGCTGCACGATCTGCCTTGTATTTAACAACCACACTATCACCAGAAGCGAGAGTAGATGTTAAAAGCTTGATATCTTGGTATGTTTTACGTCTATATGGTTGATTGTCATCGTGTAATAAACTCTCATAAACAACAGTAGATTGCTGATTTGATGTTGAAATCAAATCTATCCCATATGTTGAGTCATCTTTCCACCCAACATACAGTTTTGTAGGAGAAACCGCTTTAACTGCACCAATAGAGATGTTAGTAGCCTGTGTATTACCTGTGGATATCGGGTAGTCATAATTCAAAACATACGGATAATTCTTCTCTACCTGCCCCCAAGTATACACACCTTGATATAAAGTGGCAGAATCAGTATCACCAGAAGTACCAAAATGTAAGAGTCCGTTAAAAGTAGTAACAGCCCCAGGGTAAACATCAGCATATTCGCCAACACCAATATTAGGAATACGTTTAATTTTGACATATTGTCCGTTTACATATTGATAAATATTACCTCTCGTACCGGCAAAAGCATAAATAGTATCATTTTGGTTGATCAAAGCATTAACTCCACTTTCGTTTATAAATTCAGCACTATTCCAAGTAGAACTCGTTCCATCCCAAGTAAATAAAGCTCCCTCTTCATAATCAGTGACAGAAGTACCCTTAAAACAACCTATATACAAAAAATCACCCCTTACTTCCATTGATTTGATAACCCAACCAATTGGTAGAGTTATTGCACTTGCAACCCAAGTAGCACTGTCATCTAATGTAGATATTGTACGCCCGTGACCAACACAAAGCTTATTCAAAAAAACTTTCATTGGAGCAAAGTTGTGAGCAGAAGTATCGGTTAGCCCCGTTTGATAGTTATCAGTGAATGATGGAGAACCACTCAAAGCACCATACCTACCTAATTGAGTGTCCTGCGTATAATAAAGATAATCATTGAATATCTCCATCCCTTGACCACCTGAATTGGCTACAGTTCTTAACGAAGTCCAACTTGAAGCATTACTATGTATCTTACCATCGTCAGCGTAAGCATAGTAAGTAGTAGCATTTTGTACAATCCATTTCGGTAGTCCTGTAACGTTTGTAGAGCTACTTTTTTCAAGAGCATAATTAGATTGCAACAAATCCGGATTAGAACCAAAATCCAAACCTTGTCCAAAACTAAAAGAACCATCAATACCAATTTTATTACCTGTTGATATTCCACCATACCATTTGTTTAAACGCCAAACTTTTTTAGCCATATTTTTAACTTGTTAGATTCAAAGGATATGCATTTGGATCTCGCAATCCAACCTCTTGTTTAACCTTTAGCATATCGCCTGAAATAATTGCTGATTCAAATTTAGCTCTTCTATCATTCAAGAACATATCAAGCATAGCACCCGGATCTTTTCTTACTCCTATAGAATAGCCACCATCATATTGCATCCAAAAGTTTTTAGCGGTTGCTTCTTCACCCTTTTGCATATAATAAAGTGCTGTTGGTCTCCAAATAAGTAGTTCGTGATAAGCTTCTGGGATAAGTGGCATTTCTCCAATGGTATATGCTTCTGATCCGGCAGCAATTGTAGTACCAGCGAAGTTTTTCTTTGTATCAATAGTGGTAGTATTAGTAAAGGTGTCTATTTCATACCAATAACCATCAGATGTTATGTTTATAAATCTACCAACCATAGCAGAAGTAAAAGTTGTACCAGATCCAGTAACTGTTGTAGCTCCATTTGCTATAGCAGAAATGTTACCAGTAGTATAATCAGCGGCTGACATCCTCTTTACTATCTTATGATAATATTGAGTAATTGTATTACCAGATGATGATGGTGTTGGATATAAATAGAATTGTCCGTCACTTATATAGCAAAATTGTGGAATATCTGATGTATAACTAGCCCCACGAGCGATTAAATTCCTCCACAAGACCTCATCTTCAATGAAAGTCACAGGATATGCTACGCTTCCAACAGTTACAGTCACAGCATACATCTTTCCATAGTTATATGGAGTATTATAATTTGCCTGACTTGCAACAGTATTTTGAGTGGAAGAAGTCTCTGTTAAATCCAATCTATAAGCTAGTAAGTTTTCTTGAGTCTGGTTGATCCAACTTTTGATAATAGTTAGAGTGTTTGCGTCTGTATCATTACATAAGTTTTGAACTTGTGTATAGATATCTTGGTATGTCATCATAAATTTAAAGTTAATTTACTTATTATAGTTCCTAGTTAACTAGGAACTAGGTATGTAAACTATTTTGCACTCAATGGCATAGTAGTTTTGTGTCTGATAAATACATCTATTGCACCCCAGACAATAGGTAAGATTTCTATTGCTGTATTTAACATAGTTTGTTCCCCGGTACACAATAGACCTATACCAGCTACTATTTTTAATATACCACTCCAAACTGTTTTTGATTTTAACGCCTGTTTAATATATTCCATACGTATTTGATTAATTTCTTAATATGTAAGAGTTAGTTTCTTTTTTCCTACCCATACAATTCGTTTAACTTTTTAATAGTCTTCGGACCACATGAACGGCCGCCCAAAGAATTTAATTCGTTTATACTAGCTACCTTGTGTTTTACCTGCCACTTATACACCGAACGGCACGTAATCGACCCATAATAGCCCGTACAGTCGATATTAGATGGAAACAATCCCTCTGCCTTCAAAATCTTCTGTAACTCCTTTACATCCTCTTTCACGTTGAATGTTGGAGAAAAGTGCATAGTTCTTGTGAATTTCTGCATAGGTTCTGGATCGGGAGTAGGTACTGGAGTTTCCTCACCGTATTTAAAATTCATTATATGAGCTACATAAAAGTTTCTTTTCTCAAAGAAATCTCTACTGATAAGTCTTCTACCTTCTAGCCCGAAAGTCGGTCCCCAACTATCTTCTATTAAAATGTATTGTTTACCTTTATATTTGAATACATCTGTACCAGCTACTGAATGACGGCAAGTAGAGCTACCATTTAGTTTAATATCTTTTTTTACTTCTGGAGTATCAGTCCACTCACCATATTCAAAATAGAACCACAACATAACTGCTTTGCCAGTAGCTTGAATTGTAGAAGCTACTCGGTCAAAATCCTTTTCTGGCAAAACCATTGTACTGCCAGCCTTAAAAACCTTTCTAATATTTTCATTATAATCTTCAACTATTGCTTCATCCATCTGCTTATCATTCATATCTGTACTCGGCACTAAAGTTTCTAGTGTGATACCTTTACGAGCAATGTTTAACACATCCCAACCAGCCATACCGCTATTAGGCTTATTCCAACGTCTCTGATATGGATCAGTGGCTGAGAAGTGAACAAAAATTCCACTCTTTAACCATTCCATTACGCCAAACATCTTTTTAAGGGTTTGAGCAACGCAAGAGCCTGAACCGTCTTGATTATAAATAGGAAACTTACGCCACTTTGTCTTACCTTTTTCTACCCACTTGACTGGAGAAACAGAAGCAACTGCTTCTTCGTGTTTGAAGTCTTGAGCCTTTTCTTCGCCTAGGCGCTCATCTAGGACTGCACCTTTATATGTTTTTTCAGTCATATTATTTTTGTTTAACTGGTCCAGACCAAATTCTTTTGACCACTATAGCCATAACGGCTAAATAAATTGGAATTGTAGCACCAACCATTATATCAACTTTCCAACCAATCTCTTTGACATAGTCTCTCAGCTCTCCCATTTCATGATTTTGGACAGAAAGATGACAAGCATTTTCACGTGTTAAACTCCAGTTTAAATCTATTGCTTGTTGATCACAATCTGAGCCACGCATAATTCTGTGATTAATTATTTATTACACTATTCCCAAGTGTTTAGTTAGTGAGTGGTTACCTCCTATATCTGCGAACGATATCATGTCCAAATTATCCATATCTATGACTATGTATGACAGTGATGTGTGTGTGTTATTTGTAACTGGATTAGTACCACCTGTTACTGGCACAAGGACATCATCTACATAAACACTGAATTCTCCTACATTGTTTCTGGTTATCTTGAATTTGTACCATTGGTCTACATTGAAAAATCCTGCATCTGTTGTAGCCAGATCTGCTACTACACCAGCTGTTTCTCTTCTTAATCTAAATCGCTCTGAAGCACCCATCCTGAATATATATCCATTAGCCGAGCCTCCTCTTGGTAAGTTAACCTCATCTTTAATTGAAACATGTAAAGCATTACCATCGCCACCTTTGTATAACCAGTATTCCCATGTTCCATAGGCTGCTTCTGTGTTGTCTATGTCTGCAGCTCCTACAGGCAAATACATGATTGAATTGTTGGTAGTACTTTTAATTACTTTTACCTTCTTGCTTTCTATCTCATTTGTTACTACTTGAAATGTACCAGTGTCTAGTTGCCAATTACTACTAGCTATTTCACCAGAAGTTAAATCAGCTGCACTAGTATCTACTCCCCAGTCTGTTTTATATTGTGCTGCTTTAGCACCCTTATTATAGTCTTCTGATACCCACTTAGCCACCTTAGCATCACTGTATAGTTGTACATCTCCAATTAATCCATCAAAGAATCCTGTCTCTTTACCAATATCTAGGTCGCTGGCTGCAAAGCCTGTGTCTGTTGTTATTACTACTCTTTGCATTAAGCCAGCTGCCAATGAGCTTGAGACTGCTCCATCAACGTATATTGTTGGGCTAGTAAACCCTGTTGCTGTTAAAGTGCCCGATGCTACTTCTATGGTATGAGTACCACCGTCTAGGTCTATAATGTCTTCGGTTATAGTTGTTGGGTTTACCCAAAAAGCTATAGTCTTAATAGTTTGTCCCGTATTCCCTATGTCTATAAAATCATCAACACCATCAAATCTCATAAAATCCCCTAATAATCTAGTTTCTATGGTTGGACCACCAGTTATTGTTCCATCGTTTACTTTGTCTGATAAATCTTTTATTAATCCGTTTTGTGGTGTCATCACCCATGCTCCTACCAAACCTGTAGTATCTAATGCTGGCTTTTGTGGCGTTAATGACTTACCCTGAGATTTAAGTGGATACTTTCCTCCCTCTAACTCTGCGTATATTCCTGCTACCTCTGTGGCTGTTAACACACGATTTACCACTAAGACTGCCCTCATTATCCCATCATAATTGTTTGTAGTTTGTGCAAGAACTCTGCCTAGCTGTAGTGCAGAGTTTGAATCCAAGTCGTTTTGTCTATCCCCAGGATTTGTTTCCGTGGTGTCAACAAGTAGTCCTTGATGATATCCTAACCCTTCTACATCTCTATCTATGGTGAAACATATATGGTTGTCTATTGACGGAGAAATGGTGTTATCAAAGTCAAGTTTATAGGTAGATCCTACCTCCATAAAGAACCTTGGTGTGTTTCCATAAATATCACAAAATATTCCTCCTGGTGAAGCAGCATCTGCATTAGATAATAGGCGGTTATCCAAAGCTCCAGACAAGTCCTTTCTGGTCCTAAACCACATATAAACTGAAATATCGGTAGATGTGCCAAAATCGAAGTCTGCGTGGTTTGCTATTGTGGTATACTGTGTTCCCACTGTGCCATTTACCATCTCGAGTGCATACCCTTTGTGTTCCTTTTTCAGGATAGTCCCTACAGGTGTCCAATTATGTGAATTACCAGAGAAATCATCATAAGTACCTGACCTGAAATCAGAATAGAGCTTTAGTACGCCTTCATTTTTTAATGATTGTATTACGCTCATATTTATATATCGTTAATTTTCTTAAATTCTCTTTGGTATAAGTCTGCTATTTGCAATGCAGTTAAAGCACTACCCCACATTTTTACACCCATCATATCCCCTGCGAACCAATTCCCAGCAGCACCAGTATCGGTCGATCTTGACCCTATGAAGAAATTAGATGAATTAGTGCCTACAGAAGAATCACCTGTAACAGTTGTGTAAGTTCTTTGTATATCAAGAGCACCATCAATATAAAAATCTACAACATCATCAGTTACAACAGCACAAACAAGATGCCAAATACCATCATTTACCGTAGCACTCCCGACTTCCCTTTCTGCTGTAGAGGCATCTGACCTTCCTAAAGAGAGTGTGTTTGACTCAATACCAAAACTAAAAGCAGTATCAATATCAGATGCAGTTTCTTCTCTAAGCTCCATTATAACATCATTTGCCCACCAACTAGCACCTCCTCCTGTACCCCCAGATGTTTTAATCCAAACAGCTATAGTGTAATTATCACTTGCACCTATAGTCTGATAGGCAACATCTACTGTCCCACTATTTGTTAAATACATCAAGTCAGCAGTGCCATCAAAAGTGTACCCCTTGTTGGCAGTTAATTTTGTTGGAGCTGTCGCTCCTGCTGTCCATGTTGCATCATTCCCAGTAGCACTTAAATCAAGAGTCTGTGTATTTGTAATGTCATGCTGCCCCATTCCCATGGGCAAATCCAGAATAGTCTCATTTATATACTCGTAAGTGCTATCATTTGCCAAGTCTGTCACTTCAGCAGCAGTTAATTCAGTAGTCCACATTTTTACATCCTCTATTTTGAACTGTCCGAATGAAGCATCCTGTCCGATTTGGATAGCATCTGCGTTAAAAGCAGTTGCAGTTGTAATAGTCACATGACTTCTAGTTGTTGTGATTGTAGCAGTAGCTACTCCATCTACGTAAAACGTAGGTGAAGTTAAGCCTGTCGCTGTTAAAGTACCAGACCCAGCTTCTATAGAGTGACTTGCACTAAGTTGCATTATATTCTCTGTATCAGTAGCTAGTGTCACCCAGAATGAAATAGACTTCGTATTGTTTATATCCTGAGCATAAGTTACTTCATCATCTACCCCATCCGTTGTTAGACCATTATTTATTACTGGGCTTCCTCCAACAGTAGCACCATTTCTTGCTACCTGATTAGCATTTTCAAAGTCTTCTGCAAACATACAACCCCGACTACGTTCTGCTGGTGTTGAGTTTGTTATAAGTGTCATACTATTTCTTTAATTCCTCCAGTTTAGGTTCTGGAAGTTTATAATCATCTGATTTCTTTAAGCTATCTATTACTGCTATTAGTTCATCATTAGTGTAGAATTCTTTTTCATCTTTTCTGATGTGAGCAATGATTTCTTCGTAAGATTTCTTTTTATCTTTTGGGCAAAAAGATTCAATTTTTGCTTTTAAAGATGTCTTTTTTTCTGGAGATAAAGCCTTTTTGTCGCTTTTAGACGCTTTATAATCTTTTCCCTGTAAATACATAAGTTTATTAATTAGTTATTTTTAATTATTTTAGTAATATTATTAGCCTATACGTTTAATTAATATTTGTGCTGCTACTGGTGTGTCTAGGTTTCCTTCGCCCTTCCATTGGGAGGTGTTACTATCTGTTCTTCCTTGTAGTGTGATGTAGTCATTAGCCGCTAGGTCTGCGATGATAGTCACTGAAATTGAGAAAGCATAACTAGCGTGAGTTGTCTCTGGAGCACCACTACCGACCAACTCAGTAGTGCCATTTTTTATCAGTCTTGTGTAGGTAGTATGAATACTGTTGTCACAGAATCCATTCACCATATAAGATATTTTGTATTTACCTGCTAAGTCTACTGCTACTCTTTCAGGGTTAGTTCCTGTGTCGTGAGTAACATTAACTTTAACCACACTACCACCAGTAAACTCGGTGTCAGTCCACCCAGTACTTTCGATACCAGATAGGTCAGCGGTTCTATAAATGAACCCATAAACAGATTCTTGTACAGAACTCTGTCCATTGATGATTAAATCATCATTTTCTATTCCTGTTTTTGCCATATATTTATGATACTAAAGTAAATTTAATAGTAGCTACCCAATCAATAGTTGTAGCAGCTTTACCAGTTACATCTATGTCAATCTGCTGGTTTTCTGTATCAGCAGTTAGGTTACAATCCCAAGTACCATCACTTTCAATGGTGCTAAGTGAAGTTGTTGAACCTTGCTGTGTTACATCACCACCAGTATTACGATAGAATAAACCAGCTAATTTATATTGTGCTCTGTCTGCACCAGTGGCATTTTCTCTAGCTACTACGTCAACTTCAACACTGTAAACCTCATCTACAGCAACTGGAATAGCTGCTGCTTGAGTAACAGTAGCATCAGTTGTTTGAACTGTAGATGTATACATTGTATGTGTAGCTGTGTTTGCTGAGTTTTCTACTTCAAATAAACCAATAGCCTTTGTTGAGCCACCACCCTTTGGTTCAATGAAAATACTTGCGTCAGCATCATCTCCATCAGCTGAAATTATTGGACCATCGCCAGTAGGAAGGGCTGTGATTTTTAAGTGGTTCACCGCATCATCCTCAGCTTCAAGGGTTAAGGCTCCGGAATAATTACCTGTGGTATTTTCAAGGACTTGTATTGTTCTGTCACTATAAAGTTTTAATGTCGGAACAGCCGACGAAGAACTTGGTCTCATATTTTTAATCTGTTAAATTTATTAAGCGTATCTAACTTTCCAGTGGTACTGAACTGCATTTGTTCCATCAGCTGTGACTGACTTAATACGTATTTTTTTAGCGTTTAACTGGTCAAAATCAAGAGCGAAGTTTGTATCTACAAAACTTGCTCCACCTGTTACGTTTGTTAATAGATCATATCCTGCTGGAGTTACATCAACCCAATCTGGACTAGCTGCATCATCCCAAGTAGCCTCAACAGTAGTTGTTACACCACCACTTATCATACCTTGGATACTTACTAAATTCATTGCACCTAAAACCTTACCATCACTAGATGGGTAATAGTTGGTTGCTGCTGCAACGTTAGTGTCGTCAATTAATTCTTCTTCTGCGTAGTGTTCTGAAACTGGGTCAATCTCTTCTACTCTGTCTGAAGAAGTTGCTGTTGTGAAACTTTGTCCTGCGCTTGGTCTTGCAACATTTGTATATACTACAAAAGTATCACTTGCAGCGAACGTTGCACTTGATACAGTTAATACATCACCACTCATAGTCATAATTGAATCATCACGAGTATAAGTCGCTGTAACTGATCCATCGGTTGCGATTTGAACAACAGTCGCAATATCATCAGCTACAAAAGCTGTAATATCACTTGGTAAACTACTTAAAGTTAGAGTTGTACCAGAAGTATATGCAGTAGTAAAATCTGCATTAGTACCACTTGCTTTACCTATATAACCACTTGTGTCAATAGATGTAGCATCTACGTTGACATCGCCCGTGTTGTCCACAAGCAAACGACCAGTGGTGTCGTCTACCCTTAGGTTTCGCAGTTCTTCACCAGTACTTGTTATAGCACTAGAACCATGTCTCCCATTGGCGTCTATTTTTAATACTTCGTCAGCCATATTTTTATTTACTTAATAAGTTAGCTAAGACTTGTTTAAATCTTCAAATTCTTTTTCTTTTTCCTTAACTGGTTTATCTTCTGATACTTTTGCTACAGGTACATCAACTTTTTTTGTAACCATAGTTATTTTTGCAGTATCTAGTATTTTATCAAATAATTCGTCTCTACCCTGTCCAAGATCAGACGTAGTTCTTTCAATTCCTACCTCTGCCCAAGTTTTAGGATGGAGAATTATATAATCAACTAGATGTTTTGAGCCGTGTTTTGCTAAGTAAGGCTCTAAAGGTATCGTATCCCCAGCAGGGATGGTGTATGGTTTCTTATCCCACCTAAAGGTGAAATCCTCTTTTAGTGGGTTATGAAAACTAACAAATGAATCCATATCATTATGTTTTTTGCAGGGATGAGCTGCTAGATTAGCATCCTATTATCTCTCCCACCGGAGTGAGAGAGATTAACGATTCTAGTCTATAGACAATAGTAATCCGAAATTTTGTGTATCTGCACCAGCTGAAACAGCTCTACCAACTAGTGGTTGAGCATCAGTTGCGTCAGCACCGGCTTCTACTGCACCAGCAGTTCCGTTGCTTACAACAGCGGTTTCACCAACTGCGATTGTGCCTTGACACAATACACCAGCAATACCTCTAGTTTTGATCCATCCAAAACTAGCAGCAGTACCTACATACAAAGCTACTCCAACAGGAGCTCCAGTTTCAGTTGTAGGACTTTGGATAACACCAGCAAAAGGATTAAGTACCATATCAACAGTTGTAGAAGCAGTGATAGCAATTATCAAAGGATCTTCAAGAGTTAATACCAATGTTGCTGAAGCATCAGCAGCAGGATGACTTTTAATCTTTAGTGCGTATCCGTGACCAGGTGTGCTTGAAGTTACTAGGTAACCTTCTGCATACTGATTAGCAGTAGCAGCAGTTGCACCTAAAGTAACAGTAACTTCGGTTGCACCAATAGCGGCAACTGCAGGTGTCATTGATGAATGATTAGCAATTGTGGCAGGAGATTGTAACACATTCCCAGCAACAGTAGCTGATCCACCGAACTTTGCATAACGATATAGATCACCATTCACAGCTTCACCGCAAGTCCCCAATGGAAGGTTCTGTGAAGTACTTTCTGTCCAGATGTCCTGGGGTGATAAGGGTTTAGTTAATTGACTCATAATTTTATATTATGTGATTTAAGGTTTGAAGTATTCAACAGTTAAAAGATTAGGTATTTAAAGGTGTGTCCTGTTTCATCATCACTTGATTCAACAATGAAACTACCAGCTGTTACTGTTGTAACTGCTATATGACCAGTAGGAACAGCTAAGTCCATCAATAAGATGAAACTTCTAGCTGTAACTTTTGCATCAGTAACAGTGTGGGTTGTACCAGATGTCCAGGTTTGAGTAGTTTTTGTATCTAACTTCAAAGCTGGGTTATAATTCTCGTGATTTATACTCATATTCTTTTCCAGTTAACCGATCTTATCTCACTGTGGATTACGACCGGGTTCTAA